CACCTTCGGTGGCATCGTTATGTGATCAAGAGGCGTCCAGGACCAAATCTGACGCATCTTCTCCAAATGCGGTGAATCCAAAACCCACACGTCATACAGCGTGAACAGGACATCTTTCTTACCAGTCGAGTTCGCCCAGGTCATAAAGTCAGGTACAAGAACATCCATCGAGTAACCATGACCAAAGCTACGCGGAAAATGCTTCACCGGTCCATGCGGTGTCTGAATCGTATCGATCTTGCCCTCAAGACCAAAGTTAGAGAAGTTTGCCACATCCAGACCGTGACGTTTCAAACGGTCAATCATGTACTTCACTTGCTGACCGTAGCCAGTAGGTGCGTCGTAAGAGTTAGACCAAACCCCTACAGCGCCAGACAGTTGTTGCTTAGCAATCGGATTCCCACTTTTTCCCATGCCGGAATCCTAGCAAACAGAAGGGCCGGGGCAACCCACAAACCCCGGCCCTTCAGCGTGTCGTCTCGTACTAGGAAGCAGCTCCCGCGAAGTACTTGACGTGACCAGCGTGAGTCAGGTCGGAGTCCACGCGAATCAGGAAGCGGTAGTACACCAAGTCCTGGTTGAATGCGTAGTCCGCGCTGGATGCGACCTGAAGGCCACCAGCCTGACGCACAACAAACGAAGGCATGTGACCGAACAACACGCTCTTCGCAGAGGTGCCAGTAGCGGCCATTGCCGGGTTCTCGATTACTGGGAAACCAGCGAACGAGTCGGGCTGTCCTACACCGACCTGGTATAGGTATTGTCCCGAATTATCTTTCAATTTCCGCATTGCACCAAGCGAAGAGGTGTTTGCCATGAATGCAACACCGGGCAGGGTGCGGGCAGCTCCATCGAGCGAGTAAATCAGGTCGATGAGGTTGTCAGCGGTGAAAGCACCGGAAACAGCAGTTCCACCAGTGATACCAGAACCGGCAGCGGTAACAAGACCCTGGGGCTTGTTTGATCCGTCACCAGTGGTAAGCACTGAGTTGATTGCGTAACCGATAGCGTTACCAGCAGCGTCAGCGATCACGGACTCGATGTTCACACCGGAGTCGCTGAGAAGCTCAGACGAAATCGGCACGAGGAAGCCATACTTGTAGGCTCCGAGTGTGATGTTGCTGAAGGTGGGGTCGGACTCGCTGATTGCCGAACCTTCAGGCGTAAGCGCAGCAGTGCTGTACGCGGTCAGAGTCGGAATAGTGATGTCCTCACCGGATGCGGTGTTGATGTTGCGACCCACTTCGAGCATGGGACCAACCTGGCGGGCAACAGCGAAAACCTCGTCGAAGAAGCTCTTGGGAACCAGGTTGTCAGACTTGGTAACAGTGCGCTTCTCGAACGTGTGTGAACGCATTTCGCCCATACCAATGGAGCGAAGGATGTCCGCAGCGGAACGGTCCTCGTTGGCAGGAACAAAGTTGCTTGCAGATTCCTGCACTTCGGCGCGACGCTCTTCCTGACGCTGTGCTACCGAGATCGCCTCGTCAGCGGCACGGATGTCAGACTCAAGAGCGTCCACCTTTGCTTTGGTCTCAGCGTCAAGACCGCCACGCTCCTCAGCAACATCCAGGGATTCCTGAATCTGTGCAACGAGGTTAGCGCGGAGCTCTTGCTGAGACTTGATGAACTCAGACATTATTCTCCTTGTGAATGTGATTACTTGTCGTGGTCGCGCTGACGCAAACCAATGGAACAGCGGTGCTGACACTCAACTGTCTGTAACCAATTCTACCCGAGTTATGCACAGGTAGTACTAAAAGACCCTCCCAGGGAAAGGGGGAAACTGGGAGGGGAAACCCGCTACCTCTTCTCCGAGGACCGAATCACGCGAGTTTCTTTGACCGGTTCCTCATCCTCACGCACAATCTTGGGCGCGGGTGCGGTAGCATCCAAGGCAACAATCGCGTCAACCCACTGATCAGCCAGGTTCTTCACCGGACCGGACTCAGGGTTGCCCGCAATGTCCATGATTACTTTTTTGATATCAGCTTTGCTAGCCACGATTAGATGCCTTTCAGGAGGGTTTCTAGTTTCTTCTTCTTGATTTCCAAAAGCTCAGCACTGAGTTCCTCGTTAGCTTCGACTTCCTCGGTGTTCTCAGGCTCTTCGGCTTTCGGACCAAGAGTATCAATTACCTTACTGAGAATGCCCGCTTCTTCCTCGGTCAAGTCTTGACCTTGTTCGATCTTCAGCATGGCGTCAGCAAGCGCGTCAGGGTCAACAGATGCTCTCTCGCAAATCTTGTCGATAGCGCGAACACTGGTGTGACCGGCAGTACCTGGGTAAGCAGGCATGGCCACGATACTTGCCTCGAAAAGTCTGACCGACTTCAGGACACGCTCGTTGGGGGAAACCCATTCGTCACCACCGGGGGGCACAGAAAATCCGAAGCTCATTGAATCGATATCGCCTCTTTTGAGCAAGATGGATGCGTTTTTTCCGTCAGAAGTCGGTGGTAAATCAGCTTCCACGCGCAAACCGATTTCGTCCTCATGCAAACGCAAAGTGCCAGCACGCGTAGAACCGAGCACCGTACCCGAATCGTGATTCCAGAGAAGCTTGATGTCGTTACGGCTCTGCAAGGACTTGCTGAAAGCACCACGTTGAATCGTCTCGGTAAATGGCAACGGGAGTGAAGGACTGTCCCAAACAGCAGCATAACCAGTGAAAGTCATGCCGTCTCCGCCGTCGCTGTCACGCAACTCAAACTGAGTGCTGTTGACGCGTGTTTCGATCTTTGCCATGTCTCTTGCCTCCACACTTACAAGTGCCCGATTTTCTTCTTCTAGTCTAGCGACTACCCGTTGTGCATAACGCAATGCCCGGTTAGCAGCGCGTTTTGACGGACCCGAACCCCACAACAAGTGAGCGACCACGCCAGCGGACGGATAATCTTCATTGCCGGGTTTGGCAGCGGGAGAATCCAGGTCTCCTAAGTGGCGTGCAATCCACGCTGCTATCCGTACCCATTTGTCTGCCGTGACGTTACCGGCAGCCATAGCGCGAGCTTCACGAACCGTTGCCGGACGCAAACCATCACCCGAGTAACCCTCTTCGTGATATTTCAAACCTTGTCGGGCAGCGGCCCTCATGAAAGCAGGCGCACTAAGATCAACTTCGCGTTGCTCAATCGAATAACTAGCGTCATTAGTTTGATCGCTAGAATCATCCATGTTTGGTTCGTCATAACTGAATTCAGGCATCGTGTCATCAATAAGAGCAGTAACTCTTGACAGTTGCGAGAATTTCAAACCAAGGAATGTTGACGCCTCTTGCCACTGTCCATCAACTTGCTCATACATTTGCACCAGGGCAGCAGGGTCAAAATAAGTTGCTTCGATTTGCACACCTGAGCCTGGAACATCTACAAAACCAGAAGTAACAACTTCCCGAATGCGACCTTGGAATGTTTCTCCGTGATCCTTCCAAGAAACAAAGTCACCTGGCTTGAGTGTTCCCGGCATGGCACGCTCACCCAAGAACTCGGAACCTTCTTGGGCAGCGATAGCAAGCGCCTGATCGATAGCGTCGTCTTTTGTTTCGTGGCAACCCATAACTTCGCCATCCTCTTTAATGGTCGCCCACCCTGAGCAACCCTCCGCTGAATCAGTAATGTAATAAGGCATTAGTTAAACTCTATTCGTATCCAAGAAATGTTGTGCGCTCCCCCGTCACTCACCATGTAAAGATCATTCAACGGAGGCAGGTCAAATTCCTCTGTGCCAAGCCCGGTAATTTTGTAACCATTGTTTATAGTGACGGTTGGTCCACCAATGTAAAGTTCTTTGGTGTTGTCATCGTTGTGAATGTATAAGCGGCTATACACGTTGCTACGCCCATCAATCTTGACGGGACTAGCACCTACCGACTGGCGACCATTCGTAATCATTATTCGACGACGTACTCCGAGTTCGGGTCTGCCTCGTCAATCTGTGAGATAGGTTGCAACTGGACTGAGGGCAAACCAGTGTGTGCGATCTCGGGCAGACCGAGCGCCTCAAGAACCTGTGCAGGATCAAAACCAACCTGCACAAGTTGTGAAGCCATCTGCACCTTCTCGGTTTCTTCCTTCAGGTTTGCAGCGGACACATTGACATTCGCCAACGGAACCCTGACCGTGCGTGCCGAATCATCATCGACATCTGGGAGGTCCTCAAGCCTGCGAACATCATTGATGGTGAGGAACCCAGCCATAAGACCGGTGCTATAAGCGCTCATGCGGTTGTTTATGTCGGCGCGAAGCAGGCCGTCAAGGTTGAACTTGATGAAAGCTGTTTCCCCACCGGGGTAACGTGCCATGAGGGGCGAGAAAGCTCCCTCCATCTTCTGCACAATAGGTCGCAGACAGTGAGTAACCCAAGCAAGGTTGTTTTGCTCCACCGAAGCGTAAGTGTTGGTGCCAGGGAGACCGAGTAGGTGTGGTGGCACATTGAATGCGCGAGCCACATCCTCTACAGCCATACGGCGTGAGTCAATAAACTGCGCCTGATCGTTACCAATGCTTGTGGGCTTGTAGGCAGCACCGTTTGAGAGAATGCCGGTGCGGTGTGCCCTCTTCCAACCCTTGTGGCGTGAGTCGAAGCTTTCCTGCAAGTTCTTAGCTTGCTCAGCGGTCAACTTGCCGGGGTATTCAATGATGCCCTGAGTGGTGGCACCTTCTCCGAAGAATTTGGCAGCATAATTCTCAAGGGCAAGCGCCAAACCAAAGTTCTCTTTGAGAGCTTCGATGCGAGAAACACCTCGCATGTGACCGGGGCGAACAACGTCGGGGATGTGAATCATCGTGTCCGAGTTCAACATCTTGTCCTCGTTCTCGACCTCGTACATGACGCGACCGAGACCATTGCGGTGAATTTGGACATCCGCAGGGTTGATTACAGTGAGGTTAGTTACCTCGCCACGTCGGTTCGAGAAAACGCGAATGAAAGCGTTGCCATCAAGGAGCAGAGACACAATCACTGAGCCATAGAAGGCTTCTTTGGTTGTGTCGATGTCTGGGCGTTGTACCCATTCGGGTCGTGGGCGGAAAGCTGTGCGCTGACCATTCAACCGAATGTAAGAGTCCACTGGGAGTGTAGAGATGGTGTCGCTGATAAGGCTGACTGCCGAAAAGATTGCGTTGACAGAGAAAGCTGTCTGATCGTTGACTACAGTGGCAGAGTTTGTGCCAGCTTGCAGGAAATCGCCTGAGCCCCAGACTGTTTGGAACGATACTGCGCGTTCCTCGCTTTCGCCGAACAGATTACCGAGCATTACCTACGCTCCAAACTCATACCAAAAAGAATTGCGAATGCGCCAGCCACGATAAGACCGGCGGGAGGGAAAACCAAAGCCGCACCCGCGGCTACGAGAACTGCGCCACTAATTTGCAAAATGTTTACCAGCATATTGTCCTTAGAAGAAAAACTCCGGCACTCCCTCATCTATTCTACTTGCTGTTGCACGATCGTAGGCGATAATGAAGGCTATCGCAGCGTCAATCTTCTTCCTTGACGCCGATGACTCCTTCGTAACCCTCTGACCACGGTGATCCATCTTGATAACACAGTTATCTATGTGGCGTGACAGCACAGGGTTGCCATCATGCACTAAACGCTCTTCAGTGACCGCCTCAAACACCTTTTGAGTCGCTGGAATCATCAAATTGAGCAAATTTGTCTTGTATTCGACGATTGGGAAGTCCATTTCGTCCAAATCTTGCATCATTGACGCCCAACGGTACGGGTCACACGCGATTTCGCGACACTGAGGGTACTTTTGGACAAAATCGATGATTGTTTGCTTCACATCTTCGATATTTACGCGCCAAGTGTCATCATCTTGCTCAAAATCCTTCTCCCAGACCTTCACAAGCTTCACTTTTGGCTTTTCGCCGTCTTTTGGGAGAGTTACAGCGCAAATTGCGGTGCTGTCGTTCGCGTAAGACCCGTCAAAGCCCAAAACATAGTCATCGTCCTCGGAAATGTCGAATTCTTCCGCTAATTTGTCCCAAGAACCGGTCGGAAGCCATGCCTGTTGGCTAGAAACCCACTGATTGCACCGTTTTGTGCGAAATTCAGCTTCGGGTGTACGTTTTACCGCCGATTCAAAGTCACTAGCAGCCACAATGTCATCAAAACCCGGGTTTGCGGACCTCCAAGTGTCCTCTAAGCGGTGATCAGCCTCCGCAGGTGCCTCCCACCAGGCCATAAAGAAAGTTTCGTCCTCATATTCGCCTTTACATATCTTGCGACCATAGTTGTAAAGGCTGTAAGCGATCGAGTCACGCCCGGTGGTATCAGTTTTCACACCAGCGGTCGTAATCGCTATCAAAGTCGCCATTTTTCCACGTGCACCCTGAGCCAACGACATAACATCGAACAAGTTACGGTTCGGCTGGGCGTGAAGCTCGTCAAAGATAACGAGTGTTGGTGACAGACCTTCGTGTCGTGGTGCGTCAGCGGACAGTACACGGTAAACATTGTTTGTGGCAGGTACGAGAATGTGGTCGCGGTAAATCTTGACGTGCTCATTGAGCTCCGAGTTAGCGATCATACGTTTCGTGTCCTCAAACACAAGACGCGCCTGGTTACGGTCGGCAGCTACCGAGTAAATCTCTGCACCCTGAGTTTTCACATCCATTAGCGCAAAAGAGGCAATGACAGAAGCCAACGAAGTTTTACCATTCTTTCTCGGCTGACCCACCAGGGAGACGCGGTGACGGAGTTGCCCATCCTCATCCTTGGCGAACAAGTAACCCATGAGCGTACGTTGCCAATCACGCAACACAAGTGGCGAACCCGACGCACCCGCAACTGAGTCTTTTGTAATCGTGGCAAAGGCGTCAGAAAACCGGCAGATGAAATCACCGTCACCGCGCTCGACAGCTTCGGGCGGTACGGGCGTCAACCACGCCGGTTTAGTCATTCAAGCTCCAACAGTTCCCTCAAAGCCAACTCCGCCTGCTGCGGAACAACACCATTCCCGCAAGCGCGAAGCTCCTCCTTACGCCCAACATCAGCACCAGTGATGAAACCTTCCGGCAAACCCATCATCCATTCTGT